GACGTGGTATTTATTAACAACTGATACTATAAGTAGGTAGTAATCAGAAAAAGAGGCATGTATGAAGTATAAAAGCATATTCATTTCCGACGTTCATCTTGGAACAAGAGGAAGTAAGCCAGAATTATTACTATCATTCCTAAAAGATGCTGAATGTGACAATCTATTTCTTGTTGGTGACATATTTGATGGCTGGAGGCTGAAAAAAGGCTGGTACTGGCCAGAGCAGCACTCTACAGTGATACAAAAGATACTTCGTATGTCCCGCAAAGGAACGAAGATTATCTATATCCCAGGCAATCATGACGAGTTTATGCGTCAGTTCGTGGGCCATCAGTTTGGCGAGATAACACTTACTGATGAATATCTATATCATGCATTGAACGGTAAAGATTATATTATCGTTCATGGTGATAAATTTGATCTAGTAACAATGAATATGAAATGGCTTTCCCACGCTGGTGACTGGGCTTACACATTGCTCTTGAATATAAATACAGTTTTACATTGGGTCCGTTCTTATTTCAGATTACCCTATTGGTCATTGTCTAAGTGGGCAAAGAAACAAGTTAAAGAAGCAGTAAATTTTATAGGTAACTATGAATCCTCCCTTGCTCATTATGCTCGAATTAAAAACGTTGATGGTGTTATCTGCGGGCATATTCATTCGGCTGCTATGGATATTATAGAAGATGTTGAGTATATGAATTGTGGTGACTGGGTTGAATCCTGCACAGCATTAGTTGAACATGTAAACGGAACATGGGAGATAATCTATGTGGGTATTGATAATTCTAGCAGTACACATTAACAATCCTGCAGATAATCCAGGACGTGTTACAATAAAATTTGATACGGAGCAACAATGCCAAAAGGCGAAAGGCTCTATGGAATACTGGTTAAAATTTGATCAATTTAAAGTTATATCTGAATGCAAAAGATCCTAATAGTAACAGATTGTTATGAGCCATCTATCAATGGTGTAGTGACAACTCTCAAAAATATAAAGAAACAGGCTGAGTTGGACGGATACAAAGTATTGATCGTCGAGCCATCATTGTTTCATAATTTCAGTTCTATGATCTATCCAGATATTCGTATATCTATTCCTTTCAGTTTTACTAAGATGGTTGATGAGTTTCAGCCAGATTTTATTCATATTGCCACAGAAGGTGTGCTTGGTGTAACAGCTCTAAACTATTGTGCGAAACGTAATTATAATTTTACGACTGCGTTTCACACAAAATGGGGTGAGTTTTTAAATAGCATACTCCATATACCAGTAAGCTGGACTAATACATGGCTCCGCAGATTCCATAGAGATAAAATAGTATTCTGCACCTCTAAATCTATGATTGAATACTTGACAAATAACAAGATTGGAGGTAAACTTATAAATTGGTCGAGGGGAGTAGATACAGACATATTTGGCCCACCAAGACTGATGAAAAACCAGACCAATACTTTTATAAAGCCAAGAAATCTGTTGACAGTGAATAGAATTAGCAAAGAAAAGAATCTGGATGCATTCTGTCAGCTATCAACTTTCCTATATAACCTTACCGTCGTAGGCGATGGTCCTTATCTAAAAGAACTAAAGAAAAAATACCCAAAGGTAAAATTTACTGGAGCTCTGGTTGGTGAAGAGTTAGCTGCTGCCTATAGAGAAGCTGACTGTTTTGTGTTTCCTAGTAAGAATGATACGTTTGGTGTTGTGATTATTGAGGCGCAGATGTTGGGAACGCCAGTCGCTGCTTATCCCGTGACTGGGCCAATTGATATTATTAAAGATGGAATAAATGGAATTACACACAAAAGTTTAGAATTTGCTGTGAGAAAAGCATTAACGCTTGACAGGAAGACTGTTTACGAGTATACTTATGAAAATTACTCTTGGAAGAGCGTCTGGAATACATTTAAAGAAAATATGGTAGGAGTAGAAAAAAATGATAACAAGCCCAATCCTAGTGACGAAACGAGATGGAACGAAAGAACCGATAGATCTCAATAAATTCCATAAAGTTGTTGCTTGGGCTTGTGAAGGATTAACTGGTGTATCAGAATCTGTAATTGAGATAAAGTCTCATATTCAGTTTTATAATGGCATCAAATCTACTGATATTCAAGAAACATTAATCAAAGCAGCCTCTGAATTGATCAGCGAGGAAACTCCTAACTATCAGTATGTTGCTGGCAATCTGATCAATTACAATTTGAGAAAAGAGGTATACGGTGGGTATGATCCTTGTAGTCTGCATGAGCATATTGCTAATGTTACCAGTGCTGGATATTATGACTCTTCCATTCTGGAATGGTACTCTGCTCAGGAACTTGACTTACTTAATTCTTACATTGATCATCGCCGCGATTTTAATATTACATATGTTGGGATGGAACAGTTTCGCGGTAAGTATCTAGTCAAGAACAGAGTAACAGGAAAATATTTTGAGACGCCACAGATGGCGTTTATGCTTATTGGTATGGTGTTGTTCCGTAAATACAAAGAAGATAGATTAAAATGGGTTAAGGACTTTTATGATGCAGTTTCTAATTTCGAAATTTCTCTCCCTACGCCAATCATGGCTGGACTACGTACGCCTCAAAAGCAATTCAGCTCTTGTGTTCTTGTTGAGACTGGAGACTCGCTTGACTCAATTAATGCAACAACATCTGCCATCGTTAAGTACGTCAGCCAAAAGGCTGGTATCGGGATTGGTGCTGGCTCCATTCGCGCTATCAATTCTCCTATTCGTAACGGTGATGCAAGTCATACTGGCGTTATACCGTTCTATAAACTATTTTCTAGCGCAGTTAAGTCTTGCAGCCAAGGAGGTGTTCGCGGAGGCGCTGCTACTCTATACTATCCTATTTGGCACCTAGAAATTGAAGACCTATTAGTACTAAAGAACAACAAGGGAACGGAGGATAATCGTGTCAGACATCTCGACTATGGAGTCCAATTCAATAAGATTATGTATGAGCGATTGCTTGCTGGCTCACACATTACCCTTTTCTCGCCGCAAGATGTTCCAGGCTTGTACGATGCGTTTTTCGCAGATAGCGACAGGTTCAGAGAACTCTACGAAAAAGCTGAGCGTTCTACAAAAATCCGCAAGAAGCAAATCCCCGCGATTGACCTCTTCTCGGCTTTCATCCAAGAGCGTAAAGACACTGGCAGAATTTATCTTCAAAACGTAGACCATTCAAATGACCACGGCGCATTTCTTAAAGATATTGCACCTATCCGCCAATCTAATCTGTGCTGTGAGATTAATCTACCAACCAAACCACTAAATGATTTTAATGATCCTGATGGAGAAATTTCATTATGCACACTAGCAGCTATTAACTGGGGGAAGATACGTGATCCAAATGACTTTGAAAAACCTTGCACTCTTGTTGTGCGTGCTCTGGATGAGCTTCTCGACTATCAGGACTATCCAGTTTTGGCTGCAAGAAACTCAACGTATAATCGTCGTCCTCTTGGCATTGGTATCATCAATCTGGCTTATTGGCTTGCTCGTAATGATCTATCTTATCAACATATAGATAGTGACGGACTAGTAAAACTACATGAGTATGCCGAGGCATGGTCGTACTACTTGATCAAAGCATCCGTTGATCTTGCTAAAGAAAAGGGTGCATGTCCTAAGACTAATGAGACAAAATACTCTGCAGGGTTAATGCCGATTGACACATATAAGAGGGATCTAGATGAAATCGTTGCACCTGAATACAAGAAAGACTGGGAAACACTTAGAGCGGAAGCAGCGAAGCATGGCATTCGCAATTCGACACTCATGGCTCTTATGCCAGCTGAAACGTCAGCTCAAATATCCAACTCGACCAATGGTATCGAGCCACCAAGGAGTCTGGTATCGGTTAAACAGAGCAAAGACGGTGTTCTCAAACAGGTCGTTCCCGAAGTTAGGAGGCTTAAGAACAAGTATGACCTACTTTGGGATCAAAAATCCCCACAAGGTTATCTCAAGATATGCGCAGTTTTACAAAAGTTTATCGATCAAGGAATCAGTGTCAATACGTCTTACAATCCAAAATACTTTGAGGAAGAAAAGATTCCATTGAGTGTTATGTTACAGGACTTGTTGATGTTCTATAAGTATGGCGGTAAACAACTCTATTATTTCAACACCAACGATCAGGCTGGTGAGATTGATGTTCCATTAGCAGCAGGTGAAATTGATGACGAAGATTGTGAATCATGTAAAATCTAAAGAAAGTGAATGGGATGATTTTGTTTATGATTGCTTTTTAGAAGTATTTAAGGAGATTGAAATGAATGAATTGATTGAGAAAGTTGCTATTGAAATGGCAATGGGTAATAATGGTGGTGACTGGGCTGGGCATTATAATGAAGATCAGAAGAATATTTGGCGTGAACGAGCTAAAAAAGTTATTGAGTTTGTGAAAGAGGGTCTTGTAAAATGAAAAAGATTGAGCGACCAATTGCCACTTCACTTGTCGATGAACCAATATTCCATTATTGTAGATCAGAAGATGAAGTAAAAAATGCTTTTGCTGGTGTAGACCCAAAAGACATATATGTCTACAAGCGTTGGGTTGATATGGAAACATTCCAACCTTTGTTATTGGTCCTTGTTAAGAATGGCAAGGAGACTGTCAGCGAATGGTATAAATGGGTCGTTCCATTACAATATGTTGGAGACACACTAAAAGATGTTGATAAGGAATTATTATGAGTGTATTTGATTCGACTAACCGTAAAGATTCGACAAAAGTGCGAGCATTTTTTGATGATGCACCAACAATCGCACGTTATGATAAGCAAAAGTATCCATTCCTTGAAAAGCTAACAGAGAAACAACTTGGGTTCTTCTGGCGCCCAGAGGAAATTGACATCTATCGTGATGCTAAAGACTTTAAAGGATTGACAGAGCATGAGCAGCACATCTTCACTTCTAACCTCAAACGTCAGATCCTACTCGACAGTGTTCAAGGCAGAGCTCCTACAGTCGCCTTCGGTCCAATTTGTAGTTTACCAGAACTTGAGAACTGGATCCTTACATGGGCATTTTCAGAGTCAATTCACTCAAGAAGCTACACCCACATCATCAGAAATATCTACGCCAACCCATCAGAAGTTTTCGACGGAATCCTAGATATGCAGGAGATCGTGGACTGTGCTGGTGACATCAGCAAGTACTACGACAGCTTGATTGCTTATAATAACGACTTGGAACATGCAAAAAATTTAGGTCAAAAAATTCTTCATGAAAAGTATGAGCACAAGAAAGCTCTATGGCTCACGCTCATGTCGGTCAACATCCTTGAGGGTGTTCGCTTCTACGTCAGCTTCGCCTGCTCATGGGCGTTCGCCGAGCTGAAGAAGATGGAAGGCAACGCGAAGATCATTAAGTTGATTGCTCGCGATGAGAACTTGCATCTTGCTGGGACTCAGCAGTTGCTAAAGGTGTTACCAAATGATGATCCTGACTTTGCTAAGATCAAGGAAGAAACCAGAGATGAATGCATCAAAATGTTCCGTGATGCAGCTGAGCAGGAAAAGGCATGGGCGCACTATCTATTCAAAGATGGTTCGATGATTGGTCTTAATGAGTCTCTACTCAACGAATATGTCGAGTGGATTTGCAATAAAAGAATGACAGCAGTAGGTCTGCAGCCTATATATAAGAACGGATCAAATCCACTACCATGGACTCAAAAATGGATTAGTGGAGCTGAAGTCCAGGTCGCGCCGCAGGAAACTGAGATTACAAGCTATGTTAATGGTGGGGTGAAGAAAGATGTCAACAACGAAACATTCAAGGGTTTCTCATTATGAGTGGAAGTTATTTGGGTGGCTCTACTGTTATAAAACCAAAATATAACAAAAAAAGAGCAAAACATTTAAGAGAGAGAATGAAAAAACACATAGAAGTGTTAAATAAAAAGAACACTAGCGATAGAGAAATACTTGAAAATTTCGTTTCTGAAAGTTTTTTAATAAAAAAGGAAGATAAATTATGAGATTACTATTTAATTTTCTAATTCTAGTATTAGCAACTGTTGGTTTTGCTCGTGCTGCGGATCAATTACCACCGAAGCCAGTCGCTTCTTGTTCGGTACAGGTGCCATATGGAACACCATCTACAGTCGCTAATCACCCTGTCATTTGTAGGACTGCTTATTTGCTCGAGCATGATCCTGTTGCCAAAATCCCAAACTGGGTCGCTTGGACTCTTACCCCAGATCATGCTATCGGGTGCGTGGCTCGCACTAATGCTTTTGCTGCCGACCAGTCTCTACCAGCTGGTGCTAGATCTGCCCCATCTGATTATGCTGGTTCTGGATATGATCAGGGGCATCTAGCCAACGATGCTGATATGTCTTGGGACAATCAAGTCGAGCATGAATCATTCTATATGTCTAACATGAGCCCACAACTTCCATCCGTTAATCGCGGTACTTGGAAAAATCTAGAGTCGGCAGCTCGTGCTTGGGTCTATCAGACTAAACATCCACATACGATCTATGCGGGTAACATTTACTCATCCGGATCAAAAACTATTGGTGCTGATAAGGTTGTCGTTCCTGACACTCTATTTAAAATTGTTATTGATGATGTTACTAAAAAGTCATATGCTTTCATGTTCCCTCACAAGGACGGTTTATCATCTGACTTTACACAATATCAGGTAACGGTTGCTGAAGTCGAAGTTGCTTCTAAGATTACATTCCCTGTTCCTGATTCAAAAACAGTAAAGAATCCTCCTCTTGTTGCTGATCTAAAGACTATCGCAGCCGACAAGAAGAAGCAATGTAAGGAGTAATAAATGTCTGAAACAGTTTTCCCATTTACATGTCAGGGTTGTGATGCTGAATTTGATGTTCAATCTGATTTGTCTGAAGTGGTTGAATATTGCCCATATTGTGGTGAAATGATTTATGAGGACGAACCAGATGATTATTATGACGATGAAGAAGAAGATGAGTTAGAAGAAGAAGAATGAGCTATGACAATCCGTGGTTTTATAACGGAGTTGTAGTTGATTCGGAAATACTTGAAGAATACTTAGGATTCGTATATAAGATAACCAATCTGGCCAGCCAGAAGAAGTATATTGGTAAAAAGTTACTCAAGAGAACCAAGACCAGACAGGTCAAGGGTAAAAAGAAACGCACTCTCGTTGAGTCGGATTGGAAAGACTATTACGGTTCTAATAAAGAATTACAGGAAGATGTGATAAATCTCGGCGCACACAATTTTAAGAGAGAGATCATAAGGTTTTGTAAGACTAAAGGCGAGTGTAATTATTTTGAAGCGAAACAGCAATTTTTGCTTGACGTTTTAGAAAATACGGAGTATTATAATTCCTGGATAAGTGTTAAAGTACACAGAAAACATTTGCCCACGTGACGTAATAGGTAACCGTATCGGACTTAAAATCCGAGTTCTGGGAGTTCGAGTCTCCCCGTGGGCACCAAAATACAGGTGAGTTATGAGACCTAAATTTGATCTAGAAGAAATTCGCGAATTTATTCGTAACACTTCAGAAACTACATCAATCTATATTGGTGCTGATTCTGAACGCTATCGTAAGAAGAAATCACAACTCTGGATGGCCGATTACACATTGGCTGTTGTCGTCCATCACGACAGTTGCAGAGGCTGTAAGGTATTCGGCGAAGTTGTTACTGAGCGCGATTATGATCAAAAGATGGATAAGCCAGCAATGCGTCTAATGAATGAAGTTATGAAGGCAGCGCAGCTTTATCTTGATCTGGCTGAAGCTATCGGGGATCGTCACTTTGAGGTCCATCTAGATATCAATCCAGATATTAGACATGGCTCATCATGCGTGGCACAACAGGCAGTTGGCTATATCCGTGGTATGTGTAATGTTATACCAATGATTAAACCAGATGCTTTTGCTGCCTCATATGCGGCTGATAGATTAAAAGATATTCTTGCAGCATAAATAGCATATGAAAAAGACAGCAAATCTGCTGTTCCTATTGGCACTGTTGTTTTCTTTTAGTGAAGCCCACGGAGCAGCTAAACAATACAAAGCATCAGCAACATGGTATGAATGTTGCGAAAAGACAGCTAACGGTGAGCGTTTCCATCCCTATGGGTTTACAGCCGCTCACCGCACATTTCCTTTTGGGACTGTATTAAGATTGACTAATGAAAAGACTGGTAAATCTATCATAGTAAGAGTGAATGATAGAGGGCCATATATTCGTGGTAGAGATATAGATGTGACGAAAGGCGGAGCAATTGCTCTTGGTTTCTTTCACAGTGGGACTGCTAAGTTGTTGATAGAAGTTTTGGAAAAAGGAAAAAAGAATGATAAATCTATTCGAAAAGTACGTAGGTCAAACATTCGATACGGTGCACGATCAAATTAAGCAAGAAGCTCGCGCGAATAATCTATCAATTAATGTCATTCCTGATGGTGTAAATAACATTGATGTGGACGATAATAGACTTAATGTCTGGGTCGACCTCATCACAGACGAAATTAACAAATTTACCATAGGCTAATGAAAACAATAATAAAACACATTTTTGGTAATATTGATGAATATGATTTACAGGTTTATAAATTATCATTAGATCTTGAGGGGGAACCAGAGTATAAAGCATTAGAACAGGGTTGGTCTGTTCAATATGGTAACTGGTATCCTTCTAGAATGGTAAGGCTAGATCTCTCGAGATATAATAAGACGCCAAAACAAATCAAGAACTATACGTTTACTCATCACGATAACCCAGAAGATTATTCTGAGTTTGAAAGGGTGTTTGAGGAATTCGTAGTAGCAAGAGACTTTACCCCACAATATAAGATAGCCACTGATCTTGATAGGACTAGCTGGCTATCAGTGCATAAAGAAGATAGATTGGTAGCTTTCACTAAGTTTATCAATTATGACGGTGGATTAGAGAGTCAGTTTACTGCTTGGGATTACTCTGAGCCTAAATTGTCTATTGGCGTAAAGATAGTTGACTATGAAGTTGAGGTAGCAAGATCTAAAGGATTGGACTATCTTTACATCGGTCCTGGGTATGGTAAATCCTGTTTCTATAAGTCTAAATTTCAGGGTTTCGAGTGGTGGACTGGTACTGAATGGTGCGGCGACATACAGGCATATCAAGAAATATGTATGCGCGATTCAACTATAAATACATTTGATGATTTATCCAAACTGATATGGGACCACTGATATGCCTGGAGTAATAAGCAAAAAGGGTAAAAAGAACCCAAAGCTAATTAAAGTCTTGACTAAGAGAGCAAGACAACTGATGAACGATAATCGTTTCAAAGTCAGAATGGCAACTATCAACAGAGTTCCTATCAATAAGAAATTTGATATTCCCTATCTAGCAGGTTATTCTAAAGACGGCAAGACAGTATACATTGACCGTCATCTTAAGACAATATTTCAGGGTGTTGATATATCTCAGTTCCTTCGCATACATGAGATAGCAGAAAAGACACTACTAGATTTAGATCATCTTACATATCAAGAAGCCCACCATATCGCTACACATCTAGAGCGCATGGCTGTTGAAAAGGTAGGTCTTAACTGGGAAAAATATACAAAATTCCTAGAACCATACATTAAGAGAGTCCATGGTGAAGATTTAAAGATAGTTCCTAAAGATTTAGATCTTGAGCCATACGCCGATGAACATGATCCTATCCTCAGAAATCTTATGAAGAAGGAAGGCGTAAGGGATATTAAAGCCAGAACGGTCAGAGAATCAATAGGACTTGATGAAGTCAAGATCAGCCTAGAATATCATGACGAGCTGAATCCTGTTCTGTGGGATGGTTTTAAATTAAAGCCAGAAGTAAGAAACAAACTGATGGAATTTGCGAAGGCATGGGCCAGTTTCGCGAAAATACCACTTGACATTATACAGGATATCATTATAATAGGTGGTAATGTTAATTATAACTACACATCTAAATCAGACATAGACGTCCATCTTATCCTTGATCGCGATCAGCTGGGCCAAAACAGAGAGATGGTTGATGAATATCTCCAAGACAAGAAAGTCCTATGGACTCTCACACATAAGGTGTCTGTACTCGGATACCCAATCGAACCCTATGCGCAAGACTCACATGCAAGTTATCCCCGTGGTCAAGGCGTCTACAGTATCAAACGAAACACGTGGGTTCAATACCCTCCTCGCGGGAAATACGACTTTAAGAACGATCCAGCTCTAAAGAGAAAAGTCTTATTCTATAAGAGACTGATCGATACCATCATCAAAGATAAGATGGATGTTGGTGCTGTTAGAGATCTAAAGGCAAAGTTGAGAGATATGCGTGCTGCTTCTATTGCCGATGGTGGTGAGTTTGGTTTCGAGAATCTAGTGTTCAAGGAACTAAGGAACCGTGGTTATCTTGATAAGATGAACAAATATGAATTAACAATGAAAGATCAGGAGTTGAGTTTATGATGCTACTCGAGACTATGGTAATTAAAGATATGTGGGAACGAGGATTTAATCCTTGCTTTCAGTCAGATATCGAACTATACTGGAAGGAGTTGTTAGGATGATTGAGATTTACAGCAAACCAAACTGCCCATACTGCACTAAAGCAAAACAACTTCTTCGTACCATGGATATTCCTTTCAATGAATATAAACTGGATGAAGATTTTACCCGTGAGATCGTGTTGGAAAAGTTTCCTAATGCTAAATCTTACCCAATCGTAGTCGTTGATGGTTTCCATATCGGTGGTTACAGTCAACTAGCAGAAAAGATCAATTCTGAAACTAATGACAATCGTAAACTCTTAGCTGAATAAGGACTTATATTATGCAATTTCAACGTGACCACCTTCTTGAGGATCTCAAGGCTCATGTCTGTGAGATCCATTTCACTAAAGTAAACGGCGATTTTCGTAAGATGCGTTGTACTCTTCGCTGGGATCTTGTGCCTGCTAATACTGATATCAAGCATCTAGATGAAGAGCACAAGAAAGAACCAAACCTCAATACAGTTGTTGCCTGGGATGTAGAAAAGGGCGGATGGCGTTCTTTCCGTATTGATACAGTCCAATACGCTCAGATCATTGAGGCTTACTGATGACAAAAATTGTTATGGTTGATGTGCTTACGAGTTTTCGTAATCGTTATGCTGTTGAATTGAATGATGAAGACCCAGCCGAGTGGGCTGTGGATACTGTCGTTTGTGAGATGCATGATGTAAAACTCACAGAATTCAGCCAATATCACATTGGTGATCAGGTAATGTCTCATAGAGAGATTACTAAAGAAGAATATCTCCGTATGTTTGACGAAGATAATGATTATCTAAAGGATTGGACTGAGAAACAAAAACTCTCATTCATCAACAATAAATAATGTTTTTCAACACTCTTAAGGAGGTCAAATGAAATGAGCGATTACTGGGGTTTTCACCTTATCTTAGACGCATCTGGCTGTGATCATGATGCTATTACCTCTCACGATAACATCTATAATTTTGTTAAACAGCTAGTGACTGATATTGATATGGTTGCCTATGGTGAACCTCAGATTATCAATTTTGGTTCAGGAAATAAAGCAGGATACACTCTCGTTCAATTGATTGAGACCAGTAATATCTGCGCCCATTTCGTCAACGAACATAATCATATGTATCTTGACGTTTTCTCCTGTAAGACTTTTGACCCAGAAGTTGTTATTAGACTTGTTGCTGAATATTTCAAGTCAACAAACTATAATACAGCTTTCATTGAAAGGCAAGCGCCAAACACATGATAACAGGATTTACTTGTGGAGCCTTTGATCTTTTGCATCCAGGGCATATTGCTATGTTGAAAGACTGTAAGAGTCAGTGTGATTGGCTTATCGTTGGCCTTCACACTGACCCAACAATAGATAGACCAGAAAAAAATAAACCTATACAGACTGTGTTCGAGAGATGGATGCAGTTAGATTCATGCGTTCATGTTGATTATATCATTCCTTATGATACTGAACACGACCTAATAAATATGATGGCGACGCTAGATATCAACAAGAGATTTGTCGGAATAGATCATCAGCTGGATGTTATAACAGGCCAATCTATATGCGATAGGCGTGGTATAGAAATTATATACAATGAAAGAAATCATGATTACAGTTCAAGTGAATTGAGGAGCAGAATACGTAATGACACACGTCGAAGAATATTTTTCTGAAGTTGCTCGCATCGGCGAGTTGATCGATAAACAAAAGATAGAGAGTTTTGCCAATGCCCTGCGCACCACCCGTGACATTTCGAATGGACGAGTATTTGTTCTCGGCGTGGGTGGGTCTGCTGGCAATGCATCCCATATGGTTAATGACCTGCGAAAACTCTGCGGCATCGAGGCTTATGCTCCAACAGACAATGTTAGCGAACTCTCTGCTCGCACAAACGATGAAGGGTTTGATACAGTATTCATCGAGTATCTACGCACCTCACGGTTTACACAAGGAGACACAGTAATTGTTCTCTCTGTTGGTGGTGGTAGCGTTGAGCGTAACGTATCTGTTGGTCTTATTAAGGCAATTGATTACGCACATAAAATGGAGGGTTGCGTACTTTCGATTGTGGGTAAAGAAGATGGCTACGCTGCTACAAAGTCTGACCTAGCAGTCGTTGTTCCCCCAGTAAATCCAGATAGAATTACACCACATAGTGAAGCGTTCCAGGCTGTCGTCTGGCATTGTGTAGTTTCACATCCTGAATTGCAAATGAGAAAAACAAAATGGTAAAAGCAGTATTTTTTGATAAAGACGGTGTATTGAATAAGCTAGTCAAGCGGCCAACTAAGATGACTGCTCCCTGGACTATTGAAGAGTTGGAGTTCAACTGGCAGTCAAAAGCAGCAGTTAATCTCGTAAAGAAATATGGTTGGAAGACGTTTATGATTACCAATCAGCCAGATTTCTCCGACGAAGATCCAACAGAAGGTACGGATATCGCAGATCTGTTCGCTATTATGCAGTGTACTCTGTCTTATTTTAGGTTTGATGGGTTTGACTATTGCACCGAGAGAAGCTCAGATCATTATAAACCAGCAACAGGAATGGTTGATGATATTGCCAAAGAACATGATATTGATCTGAAACATAGCATCATGATTGGTGATAGCTGGCGCGATATGGTTCTGGCTTACAAGTGCGGAATGAAGAGCTACTATATAGGTAGTAAAGAAGATATAGATTTCTGGCCAGAAGAATGGCGTAATGTAAGACCAGATTATTTCGTCAATAATGTATATGCTGCTTGTAATCATATCGTAAACGGTGGAGCTATGGAATGAAACTATTTGCTGATGGTGCTGACTTTGATGGTATTATTGAGGCGGCAAAGGATCTCGAGATTAAAGGATTCACGACTAATCCTACATTGATGCGTAAAGCAGGTGTAACTGATTATGTTAAATTCTCTCAGAGTCTAATTGAATACCTATACAATAAGAGACCAGACACTTGCTTGAGTCTTGAGGTATTCGCTGATGATAATGAGGGAATGATTCGTCAAGCCAGAGAGATTGACTCTTGGTCTGATGAATATCCAGTGTATGTTAAGATTCCTGTAATGAATACGAAAGGCGAATCAACAGAAGAAGTAATCTCTGTATTGTCTAATGAAGGAATCAAGCTCAACGTAACAGCAGTGTTTACTATCGATCAGGTACGGGATATCGTGAAGTGTATCACTAAAGATACCCCAACTATCATCTCTGTGTTTGCTGGACGTATTGCTGACTTGGGTCATAATCCAATCCACATCATGGAAGAAGCAATACAGATTATTGACGCTGGTCTACGCAATTATCCAAACAAGACTACTGAATTGCTATGGGCCAGCCCACGCGAGGCATATAATTATATTGAAGCATCTAATATTGGTTGTGATATTATTACGATGACACCTGACCTAATTAAGAAGGTAAAGGGTTTCCGTTCTAAGTCACTAGAGCAGTTCTCAAAAGAAACGGTTCAAATGTTTTGTAATGATGCGGTGGCAAGTGGATTTAAAATATAAAAAAGCACTCGTAACAGGTGGTACTCGCGGACTCGGTAAAGTTGTTGCTGAGTTGTTTACGTCAAAGGGTATTGATGTCGTAACCTGTTCTAGAGGAAAACAGGATACACCAAATCATTACCAGTGTGATGTATCCAGTGCTTGGACTGTATCTAGGATGATTAAAGATCATCAAGATCTAGATATTATCGTCTGTAACGCTGGTATATATGGGCCGATTGGGCCACTAGAAACTATCAAACCAGACAACTGGAAACAGACCATAGAAGTCAATCTAATGGGTGTTGTTAATGTGTGTCGGTTTGCCGTTCCCATCTTAAAAGCAAATGGTAAGGGTAAGATCATCATCCTATCGGGTGGTGGTGCTACTCAACCCATGCCTAATTTCTCAGCGTATGCAGCATCAAAGGCAGCTGTCGTTAGATTCGGCGAGACACTAGCAGAAGAGCTGAGGGAATTTAACATTGATGTTAATTGTGTTGCTCCAGGATCATTGAATACTGACTTTATGGAACAGGCAATTGCCGCTGGCCCAGAGCTAGCGGGTCAGTCATTTTATGATAGGATGATAAAGCAACAACAAGAGGGTGGTGCTGATATCAATATAGCTGCTGAGTTGTGTTACTTCCTAGCATCAGAACAGAGTGATGGATTAACAGGTAAATTAGTAGCAGCCCAGTGGGACGACTGGAAAAATATGGATAAATACAATACGACTGGTGATTTATATACATTAAGAAGAGTGAATAAACAATGAATATAGCTATAGTAGGATGTGGCCTTGTAGGTAACAAGAGAGCAAAACAACTGGCTGGTTGTAAGTTAGTTGCCGTCCACGATATAAACAAACAAAAATGCATTGACTTAATTTCCGCAACAGGTTATACTGATTGTGTGATAGAAAACGACTGGAAGAATGCCGTTACCCGAAACGATGTTGATGTTGTCATCGTTGCTACAATGCATAATATGTTAGCAGAGATTACGATCGCAGCATTAGAAGCAGGTAAACATGTATTGGTTGAGAAGCCAGTCGGTAAAGATATTGAAGACATCAACAATATCATCCTAGCAGCAGATAAAGCTGGTAAGATGGTTCGTGTTGGTTTCAATCATCGCTACCATCCTGCTATGATGAAAGCAACCAAGCTGATCGAACAGGGATACATTGGTGATATCATGTATATCCGTGCTCGCTACGGGCATGGTGGTCGCGTAGGATACAACAAAGAATGGCGTGGTGACCCTAAGTTGGCTGGCGGTGGTGAGCTGGTCGAACAGGGTATTCATATCATTGACCTCGCTCAGAAGTTCTTGGGTAAATTTACTGATGTAAAGGGTTTCGCCGAGACATTCTATTGGGATCAGGTGTTGGATGATAATGCTTTCCTAACACTGCGTAACGATAAGAAACAGACAGCATTCATTCATGTAAGCTGTACCGAATGGAAGAATACCTTCTCGTTTGAGATCTACGGCAAGAAGGGTAAGCTAGAAGTCAATGGTCTTGGCGGTAGCTACGGTATTGAGACTCTCAAGTATTATGAAGTCAGACCAGAGATGGGCCCACCACATACAACTATCTGGGAATACCCACAGGAAGATAAGTCTTGGGAACAAGAGATCATCGAATTTATGGAAGATATTAGAACTAACAGAACACCAGAAGCAGGACTACAGAGTGCTAGGAATGCTTGGGAAGTAATCAACATAATCTATGGAGCAAGTAAATAATGGCTATCGAGAAAAGATTATTGTTAACAAGATTGGCTAACTGCCCTGTGCTTAATCTTGGTGAATACACATATGGTATGCCGCAAGGATTGGTGTTAGAATTTGGCGTTCACGTTGGTAATACTATCAGAGCAATCTCTCATTTTACTGATCGACCAGTGTTTGGCTTCGATTCCTTTGAGGGATTGCCAGAAGATTGGTCTGGTGCTGGTGGTGTAAAGAAAGGCCATTTCGCCTGTGAGATCCCAGAAAATCTCAGACACAATGTGGTTCTTGTAAAGGGTTGGTTCGAGGATACACTGGGCCCATTCTGTAAGGCAATGAACCATAACAAAGTTGCTTTCGTTCATATTGACTGCGACATTTACTCTGGTGCTAAGACTATCTTTGGTGAGTTGACCAAGGCAGATATGTGGCAAGATGGTAGCGTTATTGTATTTGATGAGATTGCTGGCTATCCTGGATGGGAAGAAGGCGAGTTCAAAGCATTCAATGAGTTTCTTGATGCTACTGGTTGGAGATGGAAACTGTTAGGTATTCATGGCGGTAACAGAGCAGACCTAGACCAAGGTGGTGAAGTTAAGTGTGCCTTTAAGATCTTTAAGTGAGAGTAAAATGGAAAATAACTTTGATCTAATAGAACAGAATGAAGCAGGTAAG